GCCGAATCGCCTCTCTCGGTCAAGCTAAAACATTCGTCCAGCCCCATTTAATCTTAATGTGTTGCATGAAAGACACACCACAAGTTACTGATCCTAGCCCTAAAGGGCGTCGCACTTCGTGCTCACGATATGTTTCATTTTGTATTAGGGGGTTGACATCCCGTTGGGACCCTTGGTATTATGCGCAGGTGATTCGGGGTGGTCGGGTATCCGCACATGAATCCAAAAGAAGAAATTTGGTTTTGGGCTACCCAGAAGACAACTGTGACATTTTTACCACACTACACCGAGCAATGTTCCAAGCCAATGTTGTGACATTTGTGCAACACACGACAAAAAAAGATGTAGATTCCTAAATAATTCTTTCTTTAGTTATCAGTGACTTGTACGATTCATAGAAAAAAGTTACGTTTTGAGTGTTACAAAAGTCTGAAAATGAACTTATAGTATATTGAGAGAGAGACGGTAACTTAAGTTATAACGATAGTTACTGCTACTAAGTAGTATAACTAGTAGAGATGATGACTTAGGTTATAACTTAAGTTAGGGTCTCCTAGTGTTGTCTCTCTAAACAGTTTCCCTCTAGTAAGTAACCAAGACGTATGCAACCAATTTAGTTTGTCGTAAGGGTCTTGCTGATAGCTTACGAGAGGGATCAGTTACAAAGTAGAATCTGTTCTACCCACTTAAGTTACAGATTACTTGTCGTTAATAAAGTAGAAGTGCCGTAGGCGCAGGCGTAAGCTGAGCAGACTCATTAGGCGCTGGAACCAAAGGCAGGAACCTTAGTCACATGGCAGAGAAGCTCCCCTACTGTAAGCACGTTGAGAAGCATATCCTTGAGTGTATTCAGGGTGGTGTCGCTATCAGACAGATGCTGTCGTCCATGCAGCACCTTACCTATGCCCCACGTTCTCTATCTACCATGTACAAGACCTATGGTGATGTGATTGAGCGTGAGAGAGCTAGGATCAATGGTCTGGTTGGTAAGCGTGTGATTGACCATGCAGTTACTGGCGACATGGAGAACAAGTCAACTCAGTGGGCTGCTGAACTCTTCCTACGTTCCAAGGCTGGTTGGTCACCTACTTCCACTAACATTGAGGTTGAGCAAGAGACTGACCCAGACCTTGACGAGAGTGCAGTTGACACTTTGATGGCACTGCTAGGTAAAAAGTCTGAGGAAGATGAATGACCGCTTACGTCTACCACATACACACGGATGGTATGGGCATAGACCAAGGTTATGTAGGCATTTCTATTGAGCCAAAGGCAAGGTGGGGTGAGCATCACAGACGGAATGAAAACCCAATTCTGTCGCGGGCTATTAAAAAGTATGGCGACAACCTAAAACACAGCATCCTCTCTGTACATGACACGGTTGAAGACGCCCTTTGGCAAGAACACACCCTTCGCCCTTTCAAGAACATAGGTTGGAACATTGCAAAGGGTGGTGGTATGCCTCCTAGTAATGGTGGTTGGAACAAGGGTTTGAAGACCTCACAAGAGACCCGTCTAAAGCAATCGCAAGCCCGTGTAGGTAAATACGCAGGCTCTTCTCACCCAAGAGCTAAGATAGCAAACATCTATAGTAGTGATGGTAAGTGCCTTGCAGAAGGTGTTGTTATCGGGGTCTGGGCTAATGAGAATGGTTATCACCAAGCCCACCTAGCTGCCACTGCTACTGGAAAGTTAAAGTTGCACAAGGGCCTTTACGCAAGGTACATTTAATGCCCAAGAATGGACTCCCGATACATTCTGACGACCTAAGAGAGTTGCCAGCCTCAAGAGTAAAAGAGATTATGCAAGAACTTGGTCCGCAGAGGGCAGAGGAGTTGCATTACACTTGGGAGTTTTGGGCCAGAGAAAATCAGTTGGAGCCTTCCGGTAAGCACTGGAACACTTGGATGGTGAACGCTGGTCGTGGTTTCGGTAAGACTAGGTCAGGTGTCGAGTGGGTAAGAGAGAACGTCAAGCGTGGTGCTAAACGTATCGCTGCTGTCGCTTCTACTAACTCTGACATCGAACGAGTTATGGTTAAGGGTGAGAGTGGTTTCCTGTCAGTCTGCTGGAAGGGTGATAAGACCTACGCTGGCAAGAAGATGGGTTTCCCTGAATGGTCTCCTACTAAGCGGACACTCACATGGGAGAATGGTGCGCAAGTACAGTTCTTCTCTGCTGAGGAACCTGAGCGTCTTCGTGGACCCCAGTTCGAGTTAGCTTGGTGTGATGAGACTGCTGCTTGGAATAAGGACATGGATACTTGGCAGATGCTACAGTTTTGTATGCGTCTCGGTAAACACCCCCGTATTATGGTCACTACGACCCCCAAGCCTACTAAACTAATCAGACAGATACTTAAAGACCCTAAGACTGTCGTTACGACAGGTTCTACCTTTGATAACTCTGCTAACCTAGCTGGAACTTACCTGACTGCTGTTAAGGAACAGTATGAGGGAACTAGACTGGGTAGGCAAGAGCTTTATGCTGAAGTCCTAGAGGAAGCCCAAGGCGCTCTGTGGACCACAGCCATGCTGGACGATGCCTCAGTTAAGCTAGAGGATGTCCCTGACCTCACCCGTATTGTCGTTGCACTTGACCCCGCTGTTACCTCTAATGCTGAGAGTGACATGACGGGTATTGTTGTTGCAGGTATTGATGTGAATGGTGTCGCTTATGTCCTTGGTGACTATACCGACAGGCTTTCACCACAGGGTTGGGCTATGAAGGCCATTGAGCTTTACCATCAGTTCCAAGCTGACCGTATCGTGGCTGAGGTCAACCAAGGTGGTGACATGGTCAGAACCACTATTCATGGTGAAGATGAGACCGTCCCCTACAAAGCTGTTAGAGCCTCTCGTGGTAAGTATGCCCGTGCTGAACCTATCTCAGCTCTCTATGAGCGTGGTCTTGTCAAGCATGTCGCTAACCCTGTCAACGGGGCTAACCTGAACGAGCTTGAGACGCAGATGAGAACATGGGAGCCTCTGGGTTCTATTGGCTCTCCTGACCGTCTTGACGCTCTTGTGTGGGCAATCACTGACCTTTCCTTGAACGGTTACACAAAACCTAAATTATCTCTTGTGTATAGCAGCAACAAGGGCTTGTCCAGATAAACATGAAAGAAATGCGTAGTCATGGTAAACAAACTCTCTGAAGCTGCTGCCAAGTCTACCCTTGGTGTTGCTGGCGATAACACTTACAATGGTCAAATCCGTGCTGACGAGTTCCTCCCTGAACTTCGTGGTAAGAAGGCTATCCGTAAGTATCGTGAGATGCGTGATAATGATTCTACGGTGGGTGCAGTTATGTACGCCGTTGAGCAAATCCTTCGTGATGTTGACCTTCACGTTAAAGCTGCTAACGACACACCTGCTGCCCAAGTCGAGAAAGAGTTCGTCGAGAGTGTCCTGCATGACATGGACCACACACTTGATGACCACATCGCTGAGGCACTAGGTTTTCTGTCGTATGGGTTCGGTTGGTTCGAGGTCGTCTACAAGCGTAGAGTTGGCCCCACTAGCCGTAGCGACAAGAAGCGTTCTAAGTTCACTGATGGTCGTATCGGTGTTCGTAAGATTGCCTCTCGTGCGCCTTGGACTATCAGCAAGTTTGATGTGGACACGAAGACTGGTGATGTGCTGGGTGTCCAACAAGACGTAGGCTTTATGAATGGCCGCAACTACATCCCCACTAACAAGTCCCTGTACTACCGCACTACCAGCTTGAATGGTGACCCCTCTGGTCGTTCCATCCTGCGTAATGCTTATACGTCCTACGAGTACCTGAACAACCTACAGGCCATTGAGGCTATCGCTGTTGAGCGTGAACTTGCTGGTATCCCAGTTGCCCGTATTCCCTCGGAGTATCTGTCAGGTGACGCTTCCGCTGCACAAGCTGGTTTCGTTAGTAACCTACAGCAAATCCTGCGTGATGTAAAGTTCAACGAACAGGGCTACATCATCCTCCCAAGTGACGCATACCCTGATAAGGATGGTGCGCCTAGTAACGTCCGCTTGGTAGACATCGAACTCATGTCGTCTAACGGGAGCCGGAACATTGACATTAATCCCATCATTAATCGTTATCAGCATGACATCGCTCGTTCTATGCTGTCTGAGTTTCTTCTTCTTGGCACATCAGGTGGTTCTTACGCCTTGTCCAAGTCGAAGACAGACCTGTTCCTCCGTGCGCTTGAGAGCTACATCCAAGCAATCGTAGATGTTCTCAACAAGCAGTTGGTAGAGCGTCTGTGGGAGTTGAACGGTCTGAACTATGATCTGATGCCTACCATTGTCGCTGGTGATGTTGCACCACACGATCTTCGTGAGATTGCCTCGTTCCTTCGTAACCTTAACGGCGCAGGTATTAACGTCAGCACACACCCTGAGGTCATTCAAGACCTTATGGACATTGCTGAGTTGGACTATGATCCTGAAGTGGGTGTCCAGTCCACAGGGGAGCTAAAAGATGACAACGTGGGCTAGGCAACTCTATGAGCATGATTACTTAGCAATAGCTAAAGGTGAATCTAATAACTACTCTGCTGTCCACAAGTTTGGTGCTAACTTTGACTTGGATGCTGGGACTGTCCCAGAGACAATCTGGACTAACGGGGGACTGTACCCTTGGTCTGCACTAGACAACCCTCAGATCATCTATGTAAAGTCAGACGACAGTAACGATACAAGTCAGTTGGAGATTATCGGTCTTGACGAAAACTGGAATGAAGCCTCTGAGATAGTTGTTATGTCAGGTACTACACCAGTTGCGACCATCAGCACGTTTAGACGTGTCTATCGTATGATATACAACCACACCAGTTCAAATGAAGGTGTTATTACGGCTCATGCTGGCTCTTCTGGTGGGACTGTCGTTGCTACCATTGACGTAGATTACTCTCAGACCTTGATGTGTGTCTACACGGTTCCCGCAGGCTACACTGCTTATCTTGTCAGTCTAGGTTTTACCGCACAAAAGGGTAAAGATGCTCAAGTGAGGTTTTACTCTAGGGGGCAAGGCGAAAGTTTTAAGATTAAACACATAGCCGAGGTGTATGAG